GGATTAGATTTTTTAGCATTAGACTCTCTTGCATCTCTGATAGTTTGATTAAGAGTTCTACCCTGTCTCAAACACCCTGCAACAAAGTCTTCTACTTCTATTATTGCCTGCTTAACTTGTCCCATTACTGACCTCCTTTATTAATCTGTTAAGATACCACTGTGCTTTATGTAAGTCTTCTAATGGCTCGCCTTTAAACTTATATCTTGCAACATATTTTAATATGTTACCTTTTAGATAACCATGAAACTCATCATTAGTCATGCAATCAGTTATTACATCTATAGTTTCTTTTCTACCATGTAGATAGTGTGCAGGTGCATGAACAGTATCATACCTTATCTCATTCTCATATGACATATCATGCCCATGATCTATCTTCTTATCATATACTCTTTTACTTTTTACCATACTCTCTCCTTACAGTTTTGATATCAATTGTTTCTATATTATAGTTACCATCTTTAACTTCACGTTTAACTATAAGTCCACTCCACCACATATGCTGTGTGTCCCTTGCAAAATGCTCTGAGTGTGACAGATAACATCCTGCAGATAAACCATGTAGTTTTTTACCACTAGGTAATGTAGACATAGCATAATCTAATAAATGACTATGCCCTACTGTAGCAGAAACTTTGTGTTTTGTCAAGAGAGTTCTACCAATATTTTCACCAGATATTGCAGATCCCATAATACCAGATGGAAAATGATGTGCATAATGAATACCATCTATGACTTTCATACTTCTGTATGGTACTTCTTGCCAACCATATTGTTTAAATTTAAGATCACTAATCTTAAGTGTACCATCAAGTTCTGGATTCTCATCTACAAATCTATCAATCCTATCCTCATGATTACCATGTAACATTATCTTTCTAGGTTTATGTTTACCTAGACCTTTATTAAACAAAGATAATGCTTCATGTGAATGCTCCATATCTTTTTGATATCTTCTACCTTCAAATGATTTCTTTGCTCTATCATAGCTAGACAGAGAGTCCATACTACAAAAATCACCCATGCATATTACATGTGTAACTTTAAAATCTGCGGCTAGTCTACCTGCCCACAGAAATCTATCATTGCTTGCTTTGGGTGTGCAATGAGGGTCACCCATAACTAAGTGCGTTGCCATTAGTTTAACTCCTTATCACGTTTCATTTTTAAGTATTCAAGAAAATCTACAACATTAGATTCATCATCAAATTCTGCAACAGAACTAATTGTAAGATTATTCTCGTTCTTTTTTTTATCATCAGCAAAGCCACGGAGACCCCAAAGAAACGTTGAATGGGGGTCTGTAGTTGCCATCTTTATCATGCCTCTAGCTATAGTAGAACATAATTCGTATTGTTCTGTGGACATTTTGGATTTACTATCCATAATTATACCACAAGTAAAACCTTTTTGCCAAGGGCTAACTATCACCTTGACTGAGTTAATAACACTAATCTTATCTTTTTTTTTCATCCCAATACCTATTATAGTTTTCGTTGTTATACTCTACAACTTTATGTACAAATCCTCTCTTCATACTTTTTTTACCAAAATCCTCTGCCTCTTTCTCTCTATCAAATAAAGTATTAGTAAACAATTTATAGTCTTTATCTTTTTTATTTTTAAATACAACAAAATATAAATGCATATTATAAACATTGAAAGAGTCAATGGTGAATAGACCCCTCAAACTATCCACCATTAAACCTCTTTTTCCAACAAGGAAACCTGTAATTAATTATTTGTTTATACTTTTCCATACTTTTGTAGCCGCTTGTTTAATACTACTGTCCCAATAAAAAGGGCTAGGATCAGTATTTAGAGGGGTAATTTTTATAGCATCTTCTATACTATTATTACACATATCAATATAATTTTCTAAAGATTTAAAATCTCTAACTAACTCATCATAACCATTACTAACATCTTCTTTTGTTAGATCATACCACAAAGACTTTTTAGGTGTAGCATATAACAATGCTATTGGTTTGTTATGCAACACAGAATACAATGCTTGCTGTCTAATGTGATCAATCTTTGGTTTAGTAGGTAATCTCAAAGTAGATTTAAGATCGACTATTAAGTTGTCATACTCAAAGTCCGTAAACAATCTTACTGGATACTTAAGACCATCAATCTTTTCTACCTTTTCTTTTTGATAGCTAACTATATTTCTGAGCTGTCTCTCGTATAATTTCTCCTCAAACTTTTTAGCTATCTCTATTGAGTTTGATATCTCACTCTCTGCATTAAAAAAATTATTCTTCTTAAACTTGTGAGTTATCAACTTCTCAAAGTGCTTATCATCTTTCTGCATCATACCTTTTTTTATTTTATAGTATGCACCAAACTCTGCAAGATTACCTCTAACCATGGCAGGACTACTAGATACCCTTAAACCTAACCCATAGTGTACAAGCCATTCACTAGGATTATGCTTGAATTTATTAATAGAACTAAAGCTGTGATTAAAATCACTCTTAATTATATTTTTTAACTCCATATAGTATCCAGTAGTATAGTCTATTATTTAGATAACATTTGTTCTGGGAGCTCATCATCCACATCACTTATGATCTGGGCATCTACCTTATCAGAACTATTTATCTGTTTAGATTTTGCACTGTTGTAAGCATCTACAACTTCTGCATTCTCTATATCAATAGACTCTTGAAAGACTTTTAATGTTTCCATATCTGTTTCAGATAATTCTAAGTTAGCATCAGAGTTAACTCCTATCTCTGGAACATAGAAAACATTACCACCTTTCTTCTGCCTCTTTGTATCAAGAGAAAAAGTACAGTTAAACATTAACTTTCTTCTCTTTTTTAGCTGATCTAGTGCAGATGTAACAGGACTAAAAGCCGTACCAGTTACTCTATACAGCACTGGTAGATTCTCTACGGCATGTGGCTCACCTTGTGCAGTTTTACCATCCTTAAAAGATAATAAACCATACACTAACTTGTAACATCTAATTGTTCTTTGATGTTCTAACTGTTCTGGAGTAAGACTAGATCTTTCTTTAAACGGAATCTTACCACATTTTGTACCACCTAGTATATCTATAGCTTCTTCTTTCCAGCTTTTAAATATAATAGATCTGTTTACATACTCACCCTTCTCTGCATCGTAGTGCATATATTGCATTGCACTTATGAAAGGTCTTAACGTCACTGGTTTGCCAAAAACATTTTGACCTATATTAGAATCGTATGTAAAGTAATGACCTACTGGTAATTGATTACCATCGTCATCCTCTGGTGTACGATTGATAGCTAGTCTTGGTATATTACTACCAGAACTAGATCCATCGTCTTGTCCTATGGCTTGCATAATCTGCTCATTGGACATCTTATTTATATTTACTATTTCATTATCAGACATTTGTCCTCCTTATTTTTATATAGTTATAGCACATTTTAAGTAATTTGTCAAGCATTATTTTATAAAAGGATCTATAAAAAATCCTATTAAAATATAAATCATGACAACTCCAAATATAGTTTCTAACATATCGTAGTCTCTCCATCTATTATTTTTACTTCTAATCCATCAGCATTTGCAAAGTAATCCCACTCTGACAAAAACTCATGATCTTTATTAATATACAATGTGGTAGGTTCTATCACACATTGATCTTTTAGTGCAGTATACTCAAGATATGCAGAGTATTCCTCATCAGAATATTCATCCATTGTCTCAAGTGCTTCTATTTCTTTGGTCATGAAACCTCCTTCATATTTAACCAATCATATCCTATTTTAAGTTCTGTGTCAAGTGGAACATTAAAATCAATATTGTAATACTGTTTAAGTGCAGGTATTACATCTGCAGTGCCCTGTTTAAATATTTTACTCATCACATCTTCTTCTCCAGGATAAACATCAGCCACAATAGAATCATGAACTGTATTTACAAGTAAACTTTTTACCTTTTGTTCTTGCATAAGTTTATGTATATTTATACATGCAAGTGGTACAATATCTGCTGTTGCAAAACCTTGTACAGGATAATTTTTTATCTGTGTTCCATATGTAGATCCACCCCAAGGTGTTCTCTCTGCATATGGAAATGCATATTCCCTACCAGTTGGTAGCTTAACTCTTTTATATCTTATAGCCTCACTCTGTAGTTTTTCATGCCAAGTTTTTATATCTTTATATTTTTCTAAAAATTTACTGTAGTATCTTTTTTCATCCTCTGTACCAGTAACACCACCATACAAAGGTTTAAATGTATGTGCCTTTGCATCCTGCCTTGATACACCTATTATATCTGCAGTGTATTGGTGTACATCTATTTTATTTTTTATATCTTCCATACCTTGTGAATCTTGTGCAAGATAAACTGCAGTTCTAAATTCTAATTGTGCAAAGTCTACCTCAAGTATACTACCTTTTTCAAATCTAGATGTCACAACTTTTCTAATAGGAAATGTTTTACCTCTAGGTTGGTTTTGAAAATTAGGATCACGACTAGATAATCTACCAGTTGAAGTAACTGCCTGCATAAATTTAGGATGTAAAAAACCTTTTTCATTTGTAAAATTTTTTAATCCTTCTACAAATGTATTTAAATATGTATCAACTGCATTGTGTCTTACAACTGCATCAATAAATTCTTTGAACTCACCTTCTGCTTCTGATGCTATTTTATTTAATGTAATCTTATCTGTCCTAAATCCAGACTCTGCAATATCATATACACTTCTAGGTCTTTGTCTAAAACCTGCTATCTTTGCCATAGGTGTATAGATATACCCTTCACCATCACAATCAGAACACTTACTATAATTTTTAAAAGGACTACCATCTTTTTTTATTTTTTTAATAACACCTTTACCATGACATCCTATACATTGTTCTGCTACAGTTCTATGTATTGTATCTGTATTATCTGCAACTAGATTTCTAAACTGTTGCCTTGAATAGTTTGGTCTTCTTTTATTTTTACCTGTGCTTTTATCTATACCAACATTAAATATTTTACACCACTGTTTTTTATCTTTTGGTTTCATAGAATATATCAACCAAGATAATTGTTCTGGACTAGATAAATTAATCTTAGTATCCCCCATCTGTTGATATACTATCTTATCTATTTTCTGTTTTAGATATGCAAACTCTGCCCTAAATTCTTTTTCGACATTACTTAAATCATTTAAATTTATATTAATACCATTCCTCTCCATATCAGATAATACAACTAAAAACTCATTCATCATCTTCGCTGTCATCAATAGCCCTTTATTTTTTGGTAATTTAAAATCCTCCATCTGTGAGTCAAATAGTTTTCTTGTTATCTGTACATCTATCTTACCATA